ATGAGTTTTTATTGAAAATAATAGATCCAGGATAAAATCATTTTGTTGAAGTCAACAAAAAGCATATTGCTGATGTCAGCAAAATGGTATTAAGAACGTTTGGATGATGTCGGGAAAACGATAGAAATTAGGAGGAAGTATGAAAAACAAGGATAGAATGCAATTCAATTTAAAAAACTGGAGAAAATTAAATTGGAGTTTATGGAACAAGGAAGATGAAAATAAAGCGAGTTTTGAAAGAATATTAAATAAAGACAAGTATAAAAAGAAATAGGAAGGGAATTAGTATGAGAAAAATAGTATCAGCAATAATAACAATATTATATTTAGCAATTATTTTGGGAAGTTTAGGATTATTAGTGTATAAAACAATAAGTGATATTTCAAGTGTAAAAACATTATTAGAATTTGCGAAATTAATGTTAATAGATTTTATATTATATATTTTTTGGGGAGTAGGGGTTCAAATTTTAACTTTTATTTTTGGATTGTTTAAAATTGAGGAGGATAAATTGTAAGAAAAATAATGGGAACAATATTTTGTTTATTAAAATTAGCAAAAACAATATTATCTGTTACGTTAGGAGCGGGAATAGGTAATGAAATTTATAAAATATGGAAAGCGGAGGAATAGGAATGAAAAAATTACTATTAATTGTGATGATTTTAGGAGCATTAGTTACAAGCTGTGATGAAGAAAATTTTGGGAATGATACAAAAAATGATAAAGAGAATACTTTAAAAATAGGTGATAAGTTAGCAGGCAATCAAGCAACACCTAGTGATATTGATTATAGTTTAGAAAGATATAATTTAATAAAAAGGGCCTACTGGGTAAATGGACAGCGTGAAAAAGCATTAAATTTACCAAGTGCTGTAAAACGTCCGTTAGGATATATAACATTATTTACAGAAAATGGTGGAATAGTTGGAAGTTTTGTAGTAGATGGAAAAGTGTCAAGTTTAAATAGTTTTTTAACTCCAAATAGTGAACTGTATGAATGTGTTCCTTCAAGTAGTTATAGTTGTGATAATAAATGGCTTCCTGATGTAGATGGAAGTTATGGAGAAAATGATAACGGGATATTTTTCTTTACTCCAGATGGAAAATATATTGAGTGGACAGGAATATACATATATACAGATATTCCAATGAAAGTAGAAAATACAGTTGTTAAATTTGAAAAATAAAAGAGGAATAAAATGAAAAAAATGTTTATATTAATTATTTGTGGGCTATCTACGACAGCCTGCAATCCTTTTTTAGGGATAAATAGTTGGTTTAATAAAATAGACTATGAATTAGAAAAACAGAATGGCAGACAAAGATATGATAGATTGAAAAAAGTGGAAGATACTGCAAGAGCAATGGTAAGCAGTTATGAAAGTGATAAGCAAATTTATTTGTCTATGAAAGACGATAATAAGGAAATAGCCTTACAAGCAAAGATAAGAGCAAATAATACAGCGATTCAATATAATCAGTTTATTTTGAAAAATAGTTATCTATGGAAAAATAATATACCACAAGATATAAAAAATGAACTTGAAATAATTAATTAGGGATAAGGAGTTAATATGAAATATATAGAATTATTTGGAAGAAAAATAAAAGAGTTGTCTGAAATTTTGAAAGACGAAACAATTAGTGATTTGGAAATAAAAGAGGAAAGTGATATGTATGGGATAGATCAATTAAAAATTTCATTTAAAATTGATGATAGTGACACCTTCACTCTATATATACGATTATCTAATTTTGTTGGAGCAAATGGGATAGAGTTTTTATCGGAAGAAGAAATTGTAAGAGAATTTGAAGAAAAGTATAGTTATTTAAAGGGATATTTACTTGGTGAAACTATAAAAGAAAGAAAAATAAACGGTTATTCAAATGAAATAAAATCCCATATTAGGGTTGCTAAAAAAATGCATGAAATTTATCGTGTTTATTTTGAGAAAGTAAGAATAGAAAAATTTACTACAGCTTATGAAACAGTTGAATTTTATTTGAAACAAATGGAAAAGCAAATAAGAAAAATGTGTGAAGCATATCAGGAAAATAAAAATATAGAAAACTTTTTAGATAATTTAGAAGTGTTGGTTAGATTGACGGTAGATGAAATGGGTGCATATTGTTTACGGTTATCAACTTGTGGACGTAAAAATTATGATTGTGCTGATAATATGATTAGAGATTGTTTGAAAGGTATAAAAAAATGTGTAGAGGAAATATTTGTACTGATAGCCTTGCTTATATATAATGATGATGATTTAATGAAGTTTGATGAAGAGGATTAGATATGTTAAATATAATAATGAGAGTTATAAATGCACTTCTTACTGTAACATTTGTTTTAATATTAGTGTGGTTTGTTTATAACCTAGTAATAAGATTTAAAAAGAATATAGTAGTATTTAAATTTAGAATAATAAGCATAAGAGGATTTTTAATTGGTATGTCTATAAATTTGTTTGTAATTTATTGTTTGATTCGTATTATAAGTTTTTTTGCGATTAGAGTGTAAAAATATAATTCAAAATACTTGAAAATATTGATAAAATAAGGTATAATAAAGGGGTGATAAAATGCTTACTAAAGAGCAGATAAAAAAAATAGAAAACAATAACAAACTTTTTAAATTTATTAATTTATTGCTAAATGAAATGGATAAAAAAGGTGAAAGGGAAATGGTTATTGTTTTTGAAAATGGAAAAGTAAAAAGAATTAAGAAAAGTACAATAGGATAAAGGCAAGAGTAAAAGTGGTTATGAGCCGATTTGTAGATAAACTATAGAAATATAGTCTATTTATAAGTTGGCTCTTTTTTTTGTCAAAAAATAAAAAAGGATTTAATAATATGATAACTATAGCGATTATATTTTATTGCTTAGTAATACCAGTTGTATTGATAATTCTTACAAGTTTAATAAAAAGATGGTTGCGAAAATATATAGAGAAAAGAATTGACGAGGGCCTTATTCTTTTGGAAAAACTTGAGAATATAAATGATGAACTGGATGCAAAGATAGATGGTATAAAGATAAAAATGTATGATGTGTATCTTGATAGATGTAAAGAAAATCTAAATAAAAAAAGGGAAATGGACAATGAAGTTAGGCAACTTTCTAAGGAAATAAAAGAAAAAATAAGAAAAAACAAAGTTTAAGGTACTTCTAAAAACCTTTTTGAAAGCGAACGGGTTCGAAGCCCCAGAAAAAATTTGTACACTAATTTTTTCAAATTTCATTTCCGTTCCGAAGGAGGTGTTATGTTAATAAAAGAAAATCAAATAATAAAAGCGACAGAATTGGCTAAATTACTGGGAATAACAGATAGACACCTTCGGAATTTGGCTAATGAAGGAGTGATAAAAAAAACGGAAAAAGGTAAGTATTTGTTATTGGAAAGTGTTCGAGGATATATTGAGTATATAGAATCTAAAAATGATGTGGATTTGAATCTGAAAGATGAAAAAATCAAGGAAGAGATAAAGAAAATAAAAAAAGAAACTGAATTAAAGGGCTTAAAAATAAAAGAACTTAAAAACCAGTTACATTCGGCAAGCATTATTGAAAAAGTGATGACTAGTAGTCTTGTGAATTTGAAAGGAAGGTTATTGTCTTTATCAAATAGATTAGCTCCACAATTAATTGCTTTGGATAATTTGGGAGAGATTCAGGAAGTTATACAAGATTCAATAGTTGAAGCATTGGAAGAACTTAGCGAATATAGTCCGGAATTGTTTAAAAACAAAAACTTTGTTGAAGAAGATGATGTGGAAGAACAGGAAGGAGTTGAAATTGGAAAAGGAAAACGTGGCAGACCTAAAAAAGGCAAATGATTTATTTAAGAAAATATTTTCAGTTTTAAAACCTCCGCCAAAATTAACAATAGATACATGGGCAGATAGATATAGAATTTTAAGTTCTAAAAGTTCAGCTGAACCAGGTAAATGGCGGACTGACAGAGTACCTTTTCAAAGAGAAGTTATGAGAGCTATATCCGATAGGAGAACAGAACGAGTTATTATGAAATATGGAGCTCAATTATCTAAAACAGAAATTTTAATGAATACTGTTGGATATTATGCTGATTATGAGCCTTCACCAATAATGTTTTTAATGCCGACTAAAGATATGGCACAAGATTTTTCAACCACAAGACTTAACGATATGATTCAATCGACACCGCAATTAAGAAGTAAAATTATTGAAAATGATAATGCAAGAGATACAAAAAGGCAAAAGGAATTTGCAGGTGGTTACATTGTTTTAACAGGAAGTAACTCAGCTGCTGAATTGGCAAGTAGACCGATTAGAATTTTACTTGCTGATGAAATTGATAGATTTCCGTCTAATGTAAAAGACGAGGGTGACCCTTTAAATTTGGCAATTGAAAGAACAAAAACTTGGGCTAATAAAAAGATAGTATTAACAAGCACTCCGACGATTAAAGGTGGGAGTAGAATAGAATTAGCTTATGAAAACAGTACAAAAGAAGAATATTACATACCTTGCCCAAAATGTGGCGAAATGGTTAAGTTGGAGTGGAAAAATATAATTTTTGAAAATGTCTCACATAAATGTGAAAAATGTTTGGAATCTTCAAGTGAATATGAATGGAAAAAAAATCTTATTAAAGGTGAGTGGAGAAGAAGTAATTTAGAAATAGATCCTTATCAAGTACGGGGGTTTCATATTTCAGAACTTTATAGTCCATTTTCAAAATGGGAAAGCATTATTCAGAAATTTAAAGAAGCCAAAGGCGATGAACAACTTATGAAGGTATTTGTTAATACAGCTCTTGGAGAATGTTTTGAAGAAAAAGTTGAAAGATTTGATTTTGAAAAAATACAAGCGAGAGCTGAGGATTATGGAGAATATATAAACGAAGAAGATGGTACGATAAATGATATTGAAATACCTGATAAAGTTACGGTATTAACTGCTGGTGTAGACGTTCAAGATGACAGGCTTGAAGTTGAAATTGTTGGATGGGGACCAGGAGAAGAAAGTTGGGGAATTTATTATAGAGTTATTATGGGAAATCCTGCATTGCCGTATGTATGGAATACATTGGATGAATTTCTTATGAGAGATTTTGAATATCAGAATGGAGAGAAAATAAGAGTTGCTTGTACTTGTATTGATACAGGCGGACATCATACTGATGATGTTTACAGATATGTAAAAGCAAGAGAACAGTTGAATATTTTTGGAATAAAAGGAAGCGGAGAAACTGGGAGACCTCTTATTTCACGTCCAAGTAAAAATAATAAAGGTGGTATTTCGTTATTTGTGCTTGGGGTTAATACTGGAAAAGATTCAATAATGAGTAATTTAAAAGTTGAGAAACCAGGAGAAAAATATATGCACTATCCAAACGACCCTAAGCGTGGATATGATGAAGTTTATTTTAAAGGACTTACTTCTGAAATAAAAATTGTTACATTCAGTAAAGGGCAAGCTAAAATCGAGTGGAAAACAATTGGAGATAAAAGAAATGAACCTTTGGACATTCGGAATTATGCACAGGCGGCATTAAGAATAGCAAACCCCAACTTAAATATACGGTATTCAACGGATGTACTTAATAATTTTAGGACACAACAAAGAAATAGCGGCAGGCGAATAATTCGTAGTGGAATATAGGGAGGTAAAAATGTATAGTGTAGAGACTTGCAAAGAAATGATAAATTCATATATTGAGGCTGAAAAGTCTGTATTGTTGGGACAGAGCTATAAAATTGGAAGCAGAGAATTGACTAGGGCAGACTTAACCGAAATTATAAAAGCTAGACAATTATGGGAGCATAATTTAACACTTGCACAAAACAGTGGACGGCGTACACAGTCTGTACAGGTTATAATAAGAGATTTGTAATAGTTAGGAGGTGGAAATGATTGAATTTATTTGATAAGGCAGTAGGAGTATTTAATCCAGAAAAAGCATTAAAGATGGCTGGAGCAAGAGAAAGGCTAAAGCTGTTTAATCAAAATCAAAAAATAATGAATAAAGGTTATGGAGAACACGGGGCAAGTACTCGTAAAAAATCTTTGAGAGGATGGTTTGCTTCTCTCGGTGGAGTAAAGAACGACATTTATAACTACCGTGAAAAACTTGTGGCTCGTTCCAGAGATTTATATATGGGAGCACCTCTAGCTAATGGAGCTTTGAATACAATGAAAATGAATGCTGTTGGTTCAGGATTAAAATTAAAATCAAGTATTGATTCAGATATTGTAAACTTATCTGAAGATGAGATAGAAACGTTAGAAACTAAAATTGAAAAAGAATTTAATTTGTGGAGTAATTCTAAAATAGATCAAACAGGTTTACTTAACTTTTACGAAATTCAAGATTTAGTTTTTTTGACAACGTTGTTAAATGGAGAATGTTTTATTCATTTGAATTATTTTGAAACTCCAGAAAATCCGTATAGTTTGAAATTATCCATAATTGAGCCTGACAGAGTAAATACTCCAAGCAATAAAATGAGTGACACTTCTATTGTTCAGGGAGTACAATTTGACAAAAATGGACGTATTGATGGTTATTATATTCAGGAACATAATCCAAACGATGAAATCAAAGGTATAAACCAACATAAATACATAAAAATGTACGGAAGTGAAGGGCAATTAAACATAATTCATTTGACAACTTCGGAGCGTCCAGGGCAAGTAAGAGGCGTGCCAATATTAGCTCCTGTAATGGAAAGTCTGAAACAACTTGATAGATATACAAATGCAGAATTAACGAGTGCAATTATAAGCAGTATGTTTACAATTTTTATTGAATCAGCTGATATACCTCAAACAAATCCAGGGGATTTATCGAACGTCGGACAAAAAGATGCCATAGCAAATGAAGAATCTGGAACGCTGGAGCTTTCAAGTGGTGCAATAGTAACTCTTAATAAGGGGGAAAAAGCAACATCTGTAAATCCGGCAAGACCTAATGCACAATTTGAGCCATTTATGACAGCTATAATACGACAAATTGGAAGTAGCTTGGGTATTCCTTACGAACTTATGATAATGCACTTCACAAGCAGCTATTCAGCAAGTAGAGCAGCTTTATTGGAAGCGTGGAAAACTTTTAGAAAAAAACGTGAATGGTTTGCTAAAAATTTTTGTCAACTTGTTTATGAAGAGTGGCTAAGAGAGGCGGTTTTGCTAGGAAGAGTAGAAATAAATGATTTTGAAAATGACATTTTGATTAGAAAAGCATACAGTAACGCAATTTGGAGCGGAACATCACAAGGACAGTTAGATCCTACGAAAGAAGTTAATGCGGCAATTTTGAGAATAAATGCTGGGTTATCAACGAGAAGCCGTGAAACTATTGAATTAAATGGGGGAGATTTTGAACAAAATATAAAAATATTGGCAAAAGAACAAAAAATAGCAAATGAGAAAGGAGTGATTTTGGATGGGACAATCTATACCGAACCACCAAACAATGAGCCAGAGGAATAAAACTATATGGAATATAGTTAAAAACGATGATAAAAATGCCGAATTGATGTTATATGGTGATATAGCTGAAAGTTTTTGGGGTGATACCATAAGTGCTAAGGAAGTTACAGAATATTTAGCTGACTTAGATGTAGAAAATATTAATGTCTATATTAATTCAAATGGCGGAGTAGTTGACACTGCTATTGCAATTAATAATGCTTTGAGAAGACATAAAGCCAAAGTAACTGTAAATATTGACGGTATTGCAGCAAGTGCGGCTACTTTAATCACGTGTGCTGGAGATACAGTTAGAATGCCTAAAAATGCTTTGTTTATGATACATAACCCTTTAACAATTGCAATGGGGGATTCAGAAGAGATGAGAAAACAGGGAGATGTACTTG